CGTAATCTTCCTCGTTTATTTTTGCTTCTTTGTCAAAAAATGCTACTAATTTTGTGTGCTCAACAAACAATCTATAATTTAAAAAGATGCTCGCACCAAGCAACAAGAAAAAAATAATTGATAGAACAATCCAAAACATTAATTCAACTCATTCTTTTTGTCGATATCTATTATTTCCGCCGATTCCTCCGCAGCATCGATAAATTTCTTTTTTAGTAATTCTTCATAGGCTCCCGCACCAACCTTTTCATAATGTTCAATCATTTCATCAATCTCTTTACTTGGTAGCGCAACGAGCATTCTTCGAGTGAAACCCATTTCAACAGCAATTGCGCAAATAGTCATTTCTACCGAGTCACACAGAGCATTCATAAGTTCTGGTTTTTCAGTTAATTCTTTTGGGCTTATATTGAATAATTGTGGAAAATTCTCCCGTGAAAATTCATTTATGAGACCTCTTATTTTGGTCGATAACAGAATTATTTTTTGATTTAAATCAATCATGTATTTGTTATTTTTGTAATGGATGAGTAGCCGAAATTTTTGCCGATCTTCTCATTCCAGCAAGATCTTCAAGAATATCAACAATTTCACGCCAATTTTTTACACGAACAACCTTATTTTTTATGTCTTTTGGCAAATCACGATTATAAATGTGATCAAAAACAATTACCTTTTTGCCAGCCCTTATTATGTTTTCAATCGTAGATGGTTTGTCCTCAATATAAATTTGGCAATCAATTTTTTCTTTTTCAGCGGTGCAGTATAATTTTTCATATCTAATCTTGTGAATTTTCAACCACTTAACAGTGTCTCGTAACAGATCCTCGGTCGCCTGATCAGTTACAATCCAGATGGGATATCCAATTGCCCTTAATCTATTTATTGCCTCGGTAGCATACTCATAAGCAGGAGCTTTTAACATTACATCGGCGTGATGATCATAAATCCAAAAACGATTCACATCATCAGGAGACATCTTTGGAAATGACTTGGTGATGTTATAAAATGCGAAATCCTGAGTATTTGTTCTTTCATTGTTCAACACATCAATTTTTACATTGGGAATATGCTTACGAAAAGTTGTGATAATAGAGGATATAAAATTCCTGAGGCATCCGTCTGCGTCCACCGACAAAATTGGCAGATTTTTTCTTTTTTCATTTTCCATTTTTATTTGTTTTCCTTTATATGTTAATTTTAAATTGAAAACAAGAAATTGTTTGTTAGTTATCTACTGCCCATTGTTCTCATTACCGGCCTGCTCATCAAGCTTGCCCCCAGGTCTCTATATACCGTTGTTTCTTTTGAAAGATTTGTCACTTCCTTATTTCTTTCCAACATGTGGCTCTCTATTATTTTCTCTTCGCCAATAAAATAGGACCTTGCCGGTATCAATTTCTCAATTATTCTCATATAAAACTTGTCGACCCCAGCGATGTTGTTGAAATAATTCACAAATGACACGCTTCCAGATAATCTTGTAAAATAAGCATCGTTTATGCCTTTTAAGCCATAGTTATTATGGTGGGCAAGAATTGGAACACCAATTAAATTGCTCATTTTATTCATATTGCTAAACAATCTTGTCTGATCCTCATTTAAAGCATCTATCGCATTATATTCAACCGATAACATATCCACCCGATCAAAATCAGTATTTATTTTGTCGTGATCCCCATAGATTATTTCGTTCGTGTTATATTTAAGGGAAACATCCGGACACAAATGGTTGTATTCAAAAAGATTGTAGTAAAAATTGCCGGTAGTTAACGGAGCAAATAACGACCCGGTTACATCTAATCTCGATTTATACGAACTATAATTTGTTATGCCATCAATTGTTCCTGCCGCTGTTGATTGTATCCCATCATCTAAGATCCAGTGGCAAAATAAACTCACATATTGACTTTCCGGATCTCTCATTCCCACGGACGTATAATTTTTGCAGTGGGCATCAAGATCCTCATCCAACAAAGGGTAGCTACACAATCTTACTTCTGTTTGTGTAGTTTCGGTGTTTCTATATGTCGAGACACTACTACCTGTAAAAGCACCAATGTAAATAGCGGGATCGTTAAATGTGGGTTCAAATGCTGTAGATCCCGAATAAATCAACTCCGGTTCCCCATCACTACCGAGTTTCCTTATATCGACATTGTGCGTGGGAATAATCGGACTTAAATCCATCCTCCACACTACATTATAATAATCACCATTAAAAATGTCCAGCATTGGAGTGGTCAAATTATATATATCACCATCAATGGAAGAACTTGTCCTTAATACTATTTGACCAAACGATGATGTGATATCGCGCACGAACAACAAACAATACTCACTGTAGCCGCCCACAATGTTCGATTTTATTCCCCACAACGACCCGGTTTCTATATTCGGCTGACTCGTTACAATTTTTTCATAAAAAGTTCCGGACTCATAATACATATATGGTTTAAATGATATTAATTGTTCTATGTTTATATATATTGGTTGGGCTGTATACGACAATTGTGATGCGGAAATGGCGAAATAAGATGCCGTCGAGTATATATTTGTTCCCTCTATGTCCTCATTATCTGGTCTTCCGCCAAAATTAAGGACTTTGGAATATCTTGTCTTGTTTACATATGAACTTGTAATCGGATAAGAATATGTCGAGTCATAATCTTTTATTGAAACTATTTCCTCATTAAGCCCAACACAATGAAGGAAGGAATTAATCGATTCTTTTGTTCCTTTGGTTTTGTAAATATAAGAAATATTTGATAATAGATTTCTCCAGAAAATATCGTTTACTTCTCTTACAGAATATATTATGTCGTTGCTTGCTGAATGTCGAGTTAAATAATCACCAATCGTGGCCATCGGGAAATTGTCGAATGATTCAAAACCATATAGCTTAATTGCCGTTTGAAGAAGTTTATATGGAACAAATTCAGCATTATTAAAATTTCCAATTTCCTGAATATGAACCTTCATTTCATCGAGTTGACGAGCAAAAACATAAAGAAGATTGGTCAAATTATACGACTTGGCAATTTCCTCTTCGTCGATATAGGATTGCGGAATTAAATTTGTGATAAGATACCTGTTTGTGGCATCAAACTCTTTCGCTGACGCCCATACCTCATTAATATGGGTTATAACATCTGGGTAATCTTCAAGAATAATCGGATTATAACAATCATAGTCATCAACCATCATACTGCCAGATGGCCCAGCCAATGAACCGGATACTTTATTTACAATACTATAGTTTTGAATGCGAAGATCTATTGGTTTTTTAGCATAATCATAAACAACATTATATGGTGATCCATCGGCCGTTATATAGTGCGGTTCATTAAATTTGGCATAAAGAATGAGTTCTGGTTCCCAGTGAATGTGCCGATTATAATATTCAGCAATTTGATCTGCCGTTCTATATGAATTCCAAATTCTTAATTCATCGACCGATCCCTCAAGATATTCTCCAATTGCCGGGCCGGGAGGAGGCTCAGGACAGCGCGTGCCAATATAAACTGATGGGCTATAACCCGACGATCCAGTTTGTAGAACAAGAGAACCGATTGGACTCGAAGAAGTTATAAAAGCAAGAGTGCCATCGACATAAGCCCTCGTTTCGGCACCAGCAGAAGAGTAGCAAAAAGCAAAATGGTGTCCGACATTGTAGTAAGAACTCGAAAATGGGCACGACGCCGAAAAAACAACAGAGCCCGATTGAACTCTGAAAATCATCTCACTTGACGAAAGAGAACAAAGGACATGATCCGAAGCCGATAAGAAAACTTCATAATACGCTTGGTCAAAATTCCTGCCCCGCTTAACTACATATTGATCTGGAAAGCCAGGAGCATAAGATGAAGTTAATTGGCAGCAGAATTCTATGGACAGAGCATTGTCAGAAGAGGTAAGAGACATTTTATTTTCATAATCGACCCCGACCACATAGGAATTTGTTGATCCACTGTTATAAAAATGTCCATTATATGATGGATATTGTTTAAAAGCATATTTTTCATAACCATTGAGAGAATCCCACCATTTAAGATATTCGTCCCATGAAAAAGTTCTATCGTATTCATTGAATAAACGCCACAAGAAAATATTGTATCTGTTGTAGCACGAGGAGAATGTATTGAAATTAGACCAATCGGAATAATTTATTTTCTCTCCGGGATCCTCGCATGATCTTAAATAACTTTCAAGAATTGCCGATTGCTCGGCGGATGAACTAAGAAAAGATAAATCTACGGGATAATCGTGACCACGATAAGAAGGAGAAGAAGTCATAAATTAATTATGAATTAAAAAAGAATCTTATCGTCTGTTTTAGGTCCAGTGCCTAATATTTTAAGTTCAGCACTCAATTTATCCAGATCACACAAATTTTTATTAATCCACTCAATACATTTTGGGAATTCTTTGATACTGTCACCTCGATAACCAAGAATGTCATTTTGGACATAGTTTAAAAAATTGATACTTATAAACATCCTTCCGTGTGTTCTATTATATTTAACGGCATCAATCAAACATTGTTTGCTCCAGGTTGCTACGCGACGGGGCATCTTAGTTACGCTCGTCAATTCTTGGATTTTTTCTACTGCGCCGCTGCTTTTTGTTATTTCTTCCCAAGTCGTTTCTTCTTGATCATCATACCAACCGCCAGAAGTTCCTTTGTAAATTTGATATTTTTTATCCTCTTTGTCGTATTGTTGAATTTCGGCCCAGGTTAAAAATTTACCATCGTCACCAATATATTTATCATTGGCTATGCGAATTGGAAAAGTTCTGAAGTTCAACATTACATTTCCAGCATAAATTGGTGGTAGCATCATTCCGTCGAGGGCTGCCGATACGGTAACATTTCTTGATGTTGTGGCTGGATAAAACTTGTAATTTAAGCTAAGCGGAAATCCTTGAGCAATTTCAAGAAGACCCTTTTGACCCTTGTCGAGTCGATCCATTATTTCCCGCTCAACATCACAAATCATTTCTTCAAGAGCAACAAAATCTTTGGCCAGAATGGTATCTTGCCTTCGCAGCATTTTTCTGGTTCTACAAGGAGCAACTCCGTGCGCTGTTGACCCGAATTTCATTGTGCCATCACCACGATTTGACAGCGGATTCCCTTCATAATCTACTTCTCCTCTCTCGTAGGCGCTGTCCTTGTCCTGCAAGATTGTGCAGAGAGGATGGATTCCCAATTTTTTGACTGGGATGTTATTCTCCTCTATTTCGCGCATAAGTGCTGGAAATTCGATAGCTGCGTCTGGACCAATATACAATTTCTCATATTTGTCCTTTTGATAGGCACAACTATTAAGTGATTGGTAAAAATAAGTTCGTCCCGGCTTATTTGGCTCTGTCGGGTCGAGTCTCACCCAGTGTCCTGCTTGGGCGGAAAAAGTGTTACAAGCAAATTGATAATCAGCATGTTCTGTTAAAAATGACGCAAGCGACCCCTTCCCCGATGATCCATATGTTCCATCAGCCACTATTGAGAGTTTTCCCGGCGTAAAAAAGAAATCGGTATCAAACGCCATATTAACATCCACCAACCATTTCCGTTGCCCCCTTCGTTGTTGTTTCTTCCTTCTTTTGTTCTTCTCTAAATAATCTATTTCTTATTTGTTCTAGTGCCTCGCCAAATGTGTATTGTAAATTTTGCGAATATTGTCTCACGAAGTACCAACAATTTGTATGTAGAAATCCGTTAACTTCACCTTCAATCCGCATATCGGTCGGAGAACAATTACATAATATACATTTTCCGCCTATCGGATGTCCCTCTTTATCGCAGGCTGAATAAACATTAATACGGGGCTTTTCAAATTCCAACATTTTCCGTCTGTCATTCTACTTCGACTCTTATCGCAGGAATCGATGACACAAGATTAAAATTTAGCATTCTCCTACTAATGTTTTCTAATTCATCTTTATGTCGTTTTAATTCCTCTGATAAAAACTGCCTCATGGCTTTGGCTGTTTCAACATCAATGACCCGTCTACCCGGATCATTTATTATTTTGTCTAGCTTGTTTAGATCGCTAGTCATAATGTCCACATCTTCAACATGACGACATTGTTCGTTCATCCAAAACCACAGATATACTTGCTCTTCTAATGATTTATTTTCCAACCCACCATTAACTGTATTATATATCTTTTGGGCCATGTCACACAATTTAATTGTTTCTTTAGTTGACACTTCTATCTCCTAATCATGTAATATCTGTTTCTTAGTTGCCGGTTCTTTTGCTTCGGTTTTATTTATCTTCTCAAAATTTTTACAACCACAATTTGGACATTCTATCAAACAGACACACTTATCACAACATTTTTCACTATCGGACTTCCGTTCATATACAATGGCGCAATCAAGACACTTAACAATCATGGCGATTTACCGCCGAGTCGTTGGTGCCGGTCTATTCGGTGTCAATGATGGCATAGCATCCCTAAGAAATTCAACAGCTTTTGTTAATCTAGTAACTTGCTCCTGCAAATTACCGACATCCATATTGAGTTTTTGGTTGTCCTTTTCCAAATCTTTAATTACCACTTTCAATGATTTTACCTGTGCTTCAAGATTTTGCGTTGTCATCCCTTCACTCTCCTCTTCTTCTTTCTTCTTTTCTATTAACTCTACTTCCATTTTCGTTTCTGTCTTTGCTGGTTTCAATCCACGAAATGGCCACCATTTCATTTCTTTATTCTTTTCGGTCTATCTTCACTATCGTAGCCGCAAGTGTAGATATCAATGTGATCATTAAGGTGTTCGCGAACAAAATTCTGCGTCGATAAAACAATTTCCATTGCCGATTTCATGATAGAGCCTTTAATCCAACTACGCATACATCCTTTAATTGTATCCGGGCCATGATATGTCGCGTCCCTACTCTCGTGAAGTTTTATTACATGCTCTACCTGATGGAGCAATTCTTTTGCCATTTCACGAATACAATAACAAAGTCCTAGAAATTCTTGCTCTTTTGTAATCTCTTTTGGATACATGATGCTAATATTTTACTTTATCTCATTAAAATTGTTTTGAGCGATAGGCAATCTTCAATTATGTTACTACAAATTTTTACCTGAATGCTGCCACATATGACTCGATACTCTGTATTACTCCTTATCGTCGAATCCACCGTGACATTCCACTTGGTAAAATGATTATATGTGATGTTAAGATTATTCTCAAGCAATGGCGATGTCGCGTCAAAAACAAATTCAGCGGCAATCATCCGTGCCGGATCTTTTTCGATTAACAATTTTAGTGTTTCACTCAAATTTTCTTTGTTCATGTGTTTCCTCACAATTTCCAAATTAAAAGATTCGAAGTCAGTTTACTATTCTCATAGCCAAGAACATCATTGTCATAAACAATATGTTTTGATTTATCCGATGTAGCTTCTTCTGCCATGTTCGATAGAATGTTATTATTAAAATCCATGTCAAACTGTGGGCAGCGAATTCCATTGAGTTTCATGTCCATTACATCGGCAAATTCACGCCTGATCACATTACCCACAAGAACAAAGCCGCCAACCTTTGTAACTCTCAACATTTCTTTAAGTGCCGCAGTCGCTTCATCGATGGTTAGATAATTGAATAATGAATAACAAAAAGATCTATCGACAGATTCACTTTTGAGTTCCACATTACAAACGTCATCATTGAGAAGTAGGGAATTTTTTGACGATAAATTATTGTCTATACACCTCTTTGAAAAATCTATACCAACGGTGCGACCTTCTTTAGAATCTTTACCCTCAATAAAAGAAAGTAAAGCACCATTACCGCACCCAAACTCCGCAATTAAATGATCTTTCCTCGCATCAATTTGATTAAGGATCGATCTGCCGACCCATTCCGGAAGATAATCAAAAATTTCCGCCAATTTTTTAATTTCGGTATCGTTGTTCGAATCTGACCAGAAAGAAGCCCAGTTCCTTGTCATTTCTTTGTTGTCACTTTCCAAAAAGAGTTTGATTCAGCCTCGGTTATTGTTTTATACTTCGACTGATATTGATATGGAGGTCGGCCGTTACAGCATTTTAATCGTCGAGTTGCTTCAACAACACCTGTTGTTATCAATGTGGCGAGTGTGAGACGTATTTGCCTGTCGCCATATTCGTTGTATGGAAATGAAAAAATTTTATCTAATTCTTTTATTGTCATTGGTTTTCTAAAAATCAATTTTACCAATCGCGCCACATCTTTAAATCCAAGCATTTTATAATTTGGACGACGATATGTTTCAATGACATCCCACCAAGTTCGGAAAAGAGGCTTGGCAAGAATTTGTAGATTCTTTTCTGGTAAATTCATCGTATGTCGCATGTTTTATTTTAACTCTTTCAAAAATTTCTGTGCTTGAACAACTGATTCTTCGACCATTGCCAATATCGGAAATTCTTTATCTTCTTTTGTATCTCTGCTCAAAGATCTCTCCATGTCGAGTTCCTTAATTAATTGTTGTTTTAGTTCTAATTGAAAGTCCTCGGCGTGCGCTATTTCCTTCATAAGAAATGCTTTATATCGGGAATATGGGGACGATCCATTGTCACGCTCCAATACCCTATCTAATTCTTCTGAAAGGCTCTCAAAATTTTCTTTATAAGAATTAAAAATGACCTCTGTTAATACGCATTTTGAAAATATGTTATCAATTATTTTAGCGTTATCTGCTTTTAGTTTATTTATTCGTTCTTCCATTTTAGGAAGAAGATTATCTATTATATTCATCTGGTTTAATGTTTCATTATTGGTTCTATTGCCTCAATGATATTAGACAATTCTTCGCCAGTAACATCTTTCTTTACAGCAGACACAGCAACAGAAATCGCTTTCAAATTAAGACCATACTTTTTGGAATATTCCTTCCTCATGTCGTTCTTTTCTTCACGTAGATTGGTAATGGAATCATCAATTTCTATACAACGAGTAACAAGTTCTTTAATTGCGTCTGTTGTATCTTTAATTTCATCATCGCCACCTGTTTTTTGTTCTTCTTTTGCCATTTTATTACTTCCCTTCTTTTATCTCTTCACAACACTCAAAAAGACTTTCTTTGGACCGAAATGGGATACCTTTCCCTTTTTCGACAGGAGCACCAAATAATGTGTCAAATTTCATGACGAATAGTGTCACTTTAGAACCATCTATTTCCAAAATTTTACTTACTTCTTCAACTTCATATTCTTCACCGACAGAACCTACAACATGTGGCATAAAATCTGTTGGATTATAAACAGTAATTGATTTCCTCAATCTTACTTTCATTTATCGTTCTCCTCTTTCTATTAAAAAGCCTAGCACACAAAAACTAAGATGTTATTGGTGGTGGATTACCAATAATAATTTCGACGATACCAGCTTCTTTTGCTGCTTGTTTACAGGAATCACACGCATAAGTATGTCCAAAGATATACAATTTACCACCCTTTGCTTTGTTGCCAGCAGCTTGTAATACATTTATTTCGGCATGAGCCGGTTGATTACAAACAGACTTACACAATTCATAACCTTCACCAGTTTTCATTCCAACACGAGGACAAGTTTCTTGTGCGGATATACAATAATTTGTTGACGCAAAATAAGATCCATCCGGCGCTATAATCGTAGCAACAACCACTTGCTTAGCACAAGGACCAATCATCTATTATCTCCGCTACCGCCAAGAACGCCACGCTCTTTTCTAGAATTCAATTTTTCTACATTTTCATTCATTATCGCCTCGAGCCACAGTCCGGTTTCCGACGCAACACGAGTCAAATAAAATAGACAATCACCGATCTCGCCAGCAATTTGTTCTCTTTTGTCACCCGTAATAACATTATCATCATCTCTTATTATCTTTTTGATTTTTCCACATAACTCACCACATTCAGATGCTAAACCGAGACATACATATTCAATTGCTTTGTCTTTCGGATAAATACAGACGCTTTGTGACCAATCTTGATATTCAGTCAAAGTCATTATTTAGCTTCTCTATTTTTTCTATTCCATGAACGGTGATTCTTAAATCAGCTTGACCGAAACGAGGATTACCAGACATTTCAATAAAGTTTTTCTTTTCTAAATATAATATGGCATTTTCATCGTCTAAATTAATATTTATCAAACCATCACCTTTGTCACACTCTTGAAATCTCTTAAGATCTTTCATATTACAACAACCATCCCTTCTATAAATAGAATAAACCTCTTTTAAAATTTCGTTGGCGATATCTGTTATTTTGTCCATTGTTTTACTCCTGTTGTTGTCATTTAATTCTCCACTCTTCCTCTTTCCACGGATTAACTCCCGCGATGGTTGCCGCCCATTCTTCAAAAGTCGGATTCCTAAATATGCCCTGTGGTCTTGCTTCCGTATCATCACCATCGCCAAAATATGAATACTTCCCTTCCCAGACACTTATTCTATGTGGCGCATCATCGAGTCCCAAATCCACCAACGATGACAAACCAATTTCTTGAATCTCGTTGGAAATGTGAAAACCAACATGCCACAACACACAACCGTTGCCTCTTTCGTCGCAAGCAATTATGGCCAACGAATTTTTTGCTTTGTCCCATTCGCCCGGTTCTCTCCGCTGCTCATTAAATTCTTTATGTAATTCTATTAAATCGCCCATTGTTGTCTCCTATTGTATAACGCGGAATTCTCCGAAACGCATCGTGGACATTCCAAATTTTGGATCATCTTCAACATCAAGAACAATAACCGATCCTTCGCTAAGTGTTTCGGCATCAAATCCATTTAGATTCCATGGCCATATCTTGATCGGTTTAGTATCATTCCCGTCACAGAGGCTCACAATGTAATATTTCTTTCCTGTTTTAGTAATTTTGTCTTTTATTTCTTCAACAAATCCGCCAACAAGTCCACTTCTTTGTATTTCGGCAAATGTTTTTATTCCATTTCGTGCGAACATTGATTTGATAACTTCGAAATCGTCCGATAAAATCTGATTCAAATCAAAACCAAGAAACTCGCGATAAATTTTTGTTCGTTCTTTTTTGCTCATTTCACGCGCATCATTTTCATCTAATATTTGATATACTTGTTCCTCCGGTAGTTTTGATTTCTTGCCGCGCTTCCTATTTTCACAATATTCATCACAAAACGCCATTGTGCTTTTCCTTGTGTAACCAAATTCATCGAATGCCCCAATGCTTGCCAAAATCTTGACACATTTTTTATTTAATTTGGCCCACGGCATCGAAAAGAACGACTTGAAATCGACAATCTTATTTTGACATAGTTCCAATTCTTCCCAGGCTTTTAATCCCATTCCCTTTGCGAGCGTCAGCCCTAAACGGATGCCATTCTCTTCTGGTTGACATCGGAACCTACTCTTTGTCACGCTAAATGGAAGTATTTTAAGTCCCTTCTTTTTAGCGGACATCAAGTATTTGCGCATTTTAGAATCATCATCTGATGTTCTACTAATCAAACACGTATAAAATTCAGATGGATAATAGCACTTTAAAAATAGACATTGACAAGAGATGTAACCATAAGAAAGTCCATGTGCTCTGTTGAATGAATAACCCGTAAAGTTAAGAAGATAAAGTAAAGTTTCTTGTTTTTCTTGCTCTGTTAATTCCGGATGCGTAATTTTTATTTTTTCGTCATATGCTTTTAAAAATCCATCAAGCTTTGGACGATCTTTTCTTTCTTGATCAAGATTTTGTAGGTCGAGGCCGTCAACCCACTCATTCCTAAATCCGTATTCAAATGGCTTCCTCCATTTATCGGATTCTCCTAGAGAAATTCCAAGGACTTCCGCGACACACAACATTGTTTGCTCTTGATAAAGAATTACGCCATAGGTCTTCGTCACATATTTTTGAAAGACTTTTGGAACATTAACTTTCTTGGTCGGGTCGTTCTTTGATTCGGCATATTGATAAGCTAGGCCACCTTGAAGGGCTGCTGGTCGATAAAGACACGAAATTGCTACCACATCTTCAAATGATTGTGGATTTACATCTCTCGCAAGTTTATTAATTCCAAAACCATCCATCTGGAATATCCCGGCATTCTCATAATCCCTTACTGTTCGATAAATATTTTCATCTTCCAAATCAAGATGATAAATTTTTTCCGTTAGATCGATATTTCGCTTCTCTTTGATCATGTTTACGGTGTCTTTAATAATTGATACGGTATCAAGACCAAGAATGTCAAGTTTCAATATTTTCAGATCGCTAAGATATTTCTTTGTGGTTCCCTCACTAAATGAGGCAATTACCTCACCACCGGTCCTTTGAACGGGAATGTAATCATAAATCGGACCGTCAAAAATAACAACGCCAGCCGCATGTTTCCCAAGATGTCTAATTTTTCGATAAAGTGAATTCGCAAGTGGCAATATATCTTTATTCTTGTCTACAAATTGTTTCATATCTTCATTATTGTCGCACAAACTCTTCAAATATTCCTCAATGTTGTCACTAAATTGAACCGGAACATCTTCTTCCAATTCCTTCGAAATTTTATTAAACAAGCCATCGTCGTCACGATTATAAACTCGACACAGATCTCGAAGGGTCGATTTCACATGGAATTCGGAGTAAGTCGGCACATGAATTACCGAATCCTCACCATATTTAATACGAAGATAATCTTCCACAAAGGACTTGGAGTCAGAATCTATATCACTATCAATATCGGGCGCTGAAACACGATCCAAAATAATTTTGGTAACAATCCTCTTTTTACCATTCTTAATTTCTTCCCGTTTAATTTCTTTCTTAATAATGTTTGATTTTATTGGTCCAACAATTTGATCACCATTTTCGCCATCACCCAGTTCTTCGATAACATCCTCCTCAATTTTTACTTGTGAGCTTGCTAAAAATCTCTCGAACATAAGGTCATGTCTTATTGGGTCAATTTTTGTTATCCCAAGAACAAATGAAACTAAACAACCACCGGCCGATCCTCTTGCTGGTCCTACCCAAATTTCTTGTTCCCTTACCCATTCAAAAATGTCCCAATAAATTATGAAATAATCCGCATAATCAGCGGCGCAAATAACCTTCATTTCGTATTTAAGCCGATCAGCATATTCCTTTGTTTTTTCTTTGGGAATTTCTCCGGATTCTATTTTCGCCGTAAGTCCCTTTACGCAAAGCTTTTTAAAATAATCATTGACATCTTTATATTTTTCGGGAACTTTTACTTTTGGAAATTTCTTTGTGGTCGTGTCAAATTGGAAATTACATTTATCGGCAACTTCATTTGTAAGATCGAGCCACGAATCTATTTGAGAATCATCGTAATTAAAGCCAAATTCCTTATTAAAGTCATGGAAGTCTTGCCGGGAACAAATAAATGATTTTCTTACTGACGCAAATGGACTTTTTTCCGGATGTTCCTCGATTTCTTTTATCGTATTCTTCCGGATAATAAGTTTGAGTGCGTCCTGCGTTTTAATATCTTCTTTATTTGGATAGTGTGTGTCATTGGTAAGAATAAATTTCTCATGCCCAATATCTTTTCCAAGTTTAAGAAGTTTCTCATTACATACTTTCTGTTCATTAAGCTCATTGAGGATCAATTCAAAATAAAGATCATCTTTGAAAAATTCCTTAAGGCGAATTGCCATTTTATAGGCTTCTTCATCTTGATCCTCTAAAAAATATTTATTGATTATCCCACCAATACAGGCGGTAGAAATTGTCAAATGGCCCGGCTCAATGGCAAAAAAATCATCAAACAATATGACGGGTTTGTAATAATAGGTTTCCTTATTGGCCTTATAGAGCAATTTACAAAGTTGTTGATATCCCTGATAATCTTTACAAAGTAAAACACTATGGTATGAAGTGTCCCTTTTTATTTTTCCTTCTTCATCCTCTATTTTTAACTGAGCACCAAGATAAACCTCAACGCCACAAAGGACTTTGATATCTATTGCCTTGCCTTCTTTCCACGCTTCGTATAGGGCATTCCCGTTTCCATGATCCGAACAAGCGATTGCTTTATGGCCAAGCTCTTTTGCTTTCGTGACAAGATCCTTGGCACTTGAACATCCATCCCCTATTGAGTAATGAGTGTGATTGTGTAAATGAACAAATGTCATTATACCGATCTCCACTTTTCGTTATTGATAATCCTGCCAATTGTTCTACGACTAACATTATATTCAACACCTAGTCGGGCATGAGTGTATTGACCAGTAATGTGTTTTGCTCGTATTTCCAATACTTTATTCTTTGTTAGCTTTGCCGAAGCGTTGTTCTCTCCCCTTACCATATTTTTCATGTGTTCGGTAGCTTCTTTACCCTTATTCCACGAAGTTCTTCCTTTGGCAGATATACCTATGTTGATCTTGTGTTGATCGGAAAGATGCCGACCAAGACCTGCCTGTCTTATTCTTTCTTTGTGTTCTTCCGAGTGTAATTTGTTTTTATGTGTTTCACTATTGCGCCGTCTTACTGATTCTGAATTCATTATGCGTTTTATTTTCTTCTTAGTTTCTTCTGAATGTTCACTGCCCAGTGCGCTTCCCGCTATCGGCAATATGTTGTATAAACATCCCCAATCCCAATAATTGTCCAACCACAATTGTTCAAAAAACAATAAATTATCTTTAAGTAATTTCTTGTAATCTCTCGTTACTTTATTTATTGAAGTAGCAATCTCATCGCATAGTTCAAATTCAAAATTGTCCGCCCCATACTTATTCCAAGCATTTTGTAAATGTGGATTCTCATTTTTGTTGCCAACAAGTCTATTTTTGTGCCCCCACAATCTTCGTGTCACATCAACAGAAGAACCAACATACATTTTTCCATCTATTGTGTTTCTGACTCTATATATTCCAGAAATAACCGTTTTATATCTCGTCACCATAACAATCCCATCCACTTATTTTGTCCCTGGCAAATAATTCTATTCTTGGCAAATCACCACACAATTCAACAATTTTATCTCTTACAATGCTTGGTTTTTGACTATGTTTTTCAACCGGAGCCTCAATCAGCATACTAACCGCCGCTGATACTCTTTTTGGCTTCCCTTTCGTGGCCAATAAACAAAGTTCTCCATTCGCCCTTGTATAACTTCCCATGCCAAAATGCCATTTATTTTGATTCTTTTTACATCTTTTGGCCCACATGAATCCACAACACTTAAATTTAAATCCCCAAGATTCTATCACCTTAAAAGCGTTTGGCAATTGCGGCATCGTTACCCAAAGAAACAACCAAGCATCGTTAGCGGTAATATTTTTTACTGGCAATGAACAAATATCATCCAACGACATACATTTATATTTAAATTCGCTGCCACGAGAACCAGAGCGACATTTGTCGTTGTAAGGCCACCCAGGATCAGCGTAAATTATGTTATATTTTTTGTCAGTCGGGAATGGGATCATTTTGGGCTTCGCCATTGTTATCAATTTCCTTTTCAATTTCTTCAGATGTTGTTTCCCATAAAGAGCCATTGATTATTGTCGAGACTTTAACTTGATAAGTCCATTCATATTTATTTGATTTTATCACTTCAAAACGCCATGGATAGAAAAATTTACTCGCATCGACACAAGCATTTCCCATAAGACAATGATTTCCTTCATCAATTTGACTTATTAAAAATGTTAACTTTTTGGCTTCTGCTTTGGTCATCAATTGAAAAGTTTAACAAAGAGGAAAGAAATTGATACTATATAGCTTCAATTTTTATTCGTTGGCCTTTAAGAATTCCATTGTCTTTCACAAATCCCTTAACAATTTCTATAACAAATTTTGAAGGTATGTTTGCCCCAATTGGTGTTTCGTCAACTGGTTTTCCCTGGAGAATTTCAACAATTATTCCCTCTTTTGAAACAAAAATTATATCGAGTGGAAGATATGTATTTTTCATCCAAATGGTATTATTTCCCGATTCTTTAAAAATAAAAAACAAACCAATATTTTTCTTTGCCTGCCGAATTCCCATAAAGCCCTTGGCGAGATATTTGTCGGATACTAGGGACAAGCAAGGAAGATGAACTTCTCTATCCCCAACAATAAACTTAACAATTATCTTATTTAAATCACGGAGAATCATTGTATTTTAATTATTCTGAAATTATATTTCTTCTTTCACAATCTTATCTATTTTTCTTAAAGCAGGGATGTCACAAAAACAAACATTTTTCAATATATTATTAATTAAAAGCGATTCACCTTTTAAGGCTTTGTCCTCTGAATTGTCCCGCCCAAGAACAAATGAATCAATAACAATTAGGGCTCTTTTATTGACATACCATAGCGACCGTGGGACATCGTAGGATACAATCGTTTCTCCATTTTTGTTCCTAAGCGATATACTTTTTCTCGTCTTTTTAACCCTGCTGAACTCACCGAGATCAATCTTTTTTAAATCAAAAACGAAATTATTTTCTCTTTTATTAATGTGTAAAATATATAGATTTGACGATAGTTCAATTTTTATTGCGGATATTAATTCATGCTTATCAATGATTCCCGGCTTACGAAATATCTTTTTTGTTCTATTAGAAATCCCGCTCTTCACTTTTATTCTTACTTGTAGTCCGGTTTTGACAGAAAAGGGAATAAACGCGGCTCCAAGACGAACAATTATATCAGTTTTTGAATCATAACGATTTTTAGTTTTATTTCCTATAAATTTTGCGGATAGCTCGTTCAACTTCATTCGGTTTATATTTTCAACAATGATGATTTCTGCAAACTCCCCGACACTAAATCCGTTGTTTTTCAAATACATAATGTTAACAAGAGAATCTTTAAACGATCCAGTGGCATGCTGCTTGATGAGGGAGAAAATTTCTTGAGGTTTAGACATTATTTCTTAATAATCTTCACATCACCAATTGTCAAATCAATATCAAAACGGACCTCATACGAATCAAGAAATCCTCCACCTTTTGATGGTGATCTGCTATTTAACTTTACTACCCTGTCCCACGATTTTTCTATTCTTGGGCCATTAGGTTTTATTTGGATTATAATCGC